CGCGTAAGATCGTCGGCAGCGTCAGATGTGTATAAGAGACAGCCTTTAATAAAAATAAAGTCTTTTCTCTTTCTCCTTTAATGGTTTTATTTTAATTGTAAATAATTGTAAATAATTGTAAATATATTAATTAATATATGTTATAAATAATTCTTATGTGGTATAATATAAATATAAGGAATAAATTAATATGATTAAAATGACTTTTACAATTGGAACACAAGATAAAGATAACAAAGACTATTTTTATAGTACAATTGAAATAAAAGCAACGCTTGCAGATAAATTACAATACGCAACATTTACCGAATGTACAGGATGCTATAAATATAATGATGGTACAGTTTGGTTTGAGCCAAGTTTAAAGATAGAAATTATTTGTTTTGATTTATCATCATATGAATATAAACAAAGTATTATTAATACTATTGATAATGTTTGCAAAACATACAATCAAGAAAGCTATTTATTTGAAACACAAACAAATGATAGATATGATGCAACAATAGTATATGTAAAGTGATGTAAACAATTAATTAATATAAATAAAAAGGAGTAAATTATGCAAATATTAAACAGCACGGGAACTTTTTGGCTAGATGATTATAGATGTTATTGGAGTTATCTAACAAAGATGACAGATTATTTTGGTGGGGAAGAATTTAAAAATGTTACATTTTATTCTCCTACAACGGCTAAACATCAAAGCAAAATACCTTATGTAGATTTCTTTCATCAACTTAGGGATTGTCCTTATGGTGATTGGAATATTGAGAAAGCAATTATAGATGAAACAGAATATTGTAAACAACAAATAAAAGATAGACTACAAAAAAGAAAAACTAAGCAAAATCTTGAAGCAATCAAAAATGAAGTCCTAAAACGCAACTATTTATTAAAGTTATTAAAAAATAATGAGGAATAAAAAAATGAAACACGATTATTATTTATGGCTATGCTTTACAGATAGAGGAATAATATATTTCAGTGGTAAGCAATCATTAAAAGAAGTAGAATATATATTAAAACAATATCATAAATGTAAGGATTATGAATGCCATTATGTAAATGAGGAAACGATTTTAATAGCTCTACAATCCTACTTAGAAGATTGTTTTGGACTAGAATATATTGGAGGTTTATATGAATAGTAGAAAACAAATTAATAAACATATTGGTACTAATCAAACAGCTTTTAATCTAGCTTGTAAAGCAATCAGATTAAATGGAATTGTTAAAGACGGTTTAACGAGTTATGAATATGATAAAGAAAGTAATACTTTAAAAGTATCTGACGGATTAACAACTGATATTTATAAACCTTGTATTAAAGGTGATGATTTAATATTTCCATTCTATCAACTATTAGATACTAGATATAATGAAAGTAAGTCTAATGATGATGAAGAATATTTGACAGAACATTGGCAGTTTAAAGGATAGTATATGCAACTCCATACATTAACAGATAGAGAAAAACAAATCTATAGAATATTATTAACTAATCCATTAGGACTAGAAGATATAAGTAAAGAATTAAATATCGCTTTACCTACTTTAAAAACACATTGTCTACATATATATGATAAACTATGTGTAAAGAATAGGATAGAATTATTAACCGAATACATAAATAATAATTGTAAAGTATTGTAAATTATTTAAAAGATAATATTGAAATCAAAATTAACTAGAGTTATAATAGAAATATAGGAGTGATTAACTATGAAAGTAAAAGAACTTAGAGAAATATTAGATACTTATTCAGAAGATACAGAAGTATTTATTGAAAACTATGAACCATTTATTGTAGTTGAACTTGACGGGGATGTATTCTTAATGACTACCCCAGATGATATAGCTTTTGATGAGAACAATTTTGAGGAGTAGATATGAATATATGTAGTGCAGAATACTTTCAAAGACTAGACCCATTCAGTGAATATCCAAATGTTGAAACAGAATTACAAGATAAATTAGATAATAAAGCTATTAATAAGCAAGACTTAATAGACTTTCTAAGTGAAGGATATATTAATGTGAAACAGTTTATAGAAGCTGTAAGATATGCAGATGTACTAGAAGAAAAGGAGGATTAATTAAAATGGGTTACAACAATTATGGAAACAGACAGTACAACAATAACCGAGGTGGTTACAATAATAATGGTGGAGGATATAATCAACAGCAAAATTATAATCAACCTCAACAGCAAGAACCTCCATTAACCCCAGAAGAATTTATTGATGAGCGAGTTGCTTTACATCAACTATTCACTAATAGGATTAAAGAGCAAGGATTAGACCCTGCAGATTTTGCATTCTTTTTAGGTCCTTGGGTAACATCTTTTATGTTAGAGAATAAGAGGGGTAAGAGAAATTAAAACAATAACTTTAAACAATAAACATTATGGTTTAGTTGATGTATTACTAGATGATGATATATATAACTATATAATAAATAATAATATAAAATTACAAGCACGTTACGACAAGACTATTAAAAATTGTTATATAGAATGGAGTGTATATCTAGGGAAGATAAATGGTAAATACAAAAATAAGACCATTAAGTTACATAGATTTATAACTAATTGCCCTAAAGGTTTAGTTGTTGACCATATAAATAGGAACCCTGCTGATAATAGAAGATGTAATCTAAGAATATGTACACAATTTGAGAATAATAAAAACAGAAGCAATAATACTTCTGGTATAATAGGTGTTACGTGGCATTCAAAGTCTAAAAAATGGAGGGCTACTATCAAAAAGAATGGAAAGCAATATGAATTTGGAGAGTTTAAAGATAAAGATAAAGCTATACAAGCTAGATTAAAAGCAGAACAAGAACTCTTTGGATTACAAGTTTTCTAATGAGTAGAAAAGGAAAGTAATTCTTAAAGGTGTGAGATACCTCTATGATTAAGAGAGGGAATGGGGAAGAAAACCGAACTGGCGGTATATAAAATAGATTGAATTAAATCTACCAGTATTCTTTTTCTTTTAACAATAGGAGATATTATCAATGAATATAACAGTACAATATAGAGATGATAATATTGAAGCTACAATGAGTAACGAATATAAACTATTAGTAGTATCAATAGAGGGTTTATCTTTAGTAACTAACTTAGTAGATTATGAAGCACCTGCAAAGTTCTTAAAGATAGATAATACAAGAAAGAAAATATTTATAAGGAAATGTATAGTAAAATTAGCTAATGAATTATTAAAAGTAAATAAGGAATAATTATTATGTATCCTTCAATAGATATCCCAATACATTTATTAACAAGACTTCAAAGTAAACCTGAACACTTTAAGTTATATATTAAATTATTAAATGAATTTTATTTTTGTTTTATAGATGATAATTTATTAATCCCTAGTGTAACTATTAATACCTATGAGGAAGATTGTAAATACTATGGATATAAAAGTAAATCAGGATTTTGGAAAGCATTAAATAAGCTAAAGACTATGGGATTAATAGAGATAGTTAATAAAGAAATCTATTTCCCTCATCTTAAAATAAATTGTAGGTAACTATGAGTTATAAAGATTTATATAATAAAATGAATATTGTGCACGAACTATTAGTTAATAGATATATGTTAAGTGTATTACTTACTAATGTATTTAATCTAATAGAAATACTTCAAGCTAATAATAAAGCTACTAAAAGTTTATTAGATATAGATACTAAAAAGAAATTAGATAAAGATATTAAACTAATAGATAAGATAGACTTTAATAACTTCTCCATTACAAATAAACAATATCAAGCATTGCTTAATACTTATGACGCTGAGATAGTATCAAACGCTTGTGTTATTTTGGATAAGTATATTCAAGTATCGGGAAAGAAATTAAAACATCCTTATAAAAGATTAAAGGAATGGGCTATTAACTTAGCTATGAAAGAAAGATTATCAGATTATAATAGTACAATATGTCAAGCTATTACTAATATAGATTACCACGATATAGATACAAAAGAAAATGCTCTTAAATATATTCAAGGTACTCCAATGTATCTAAGAAATATAGATGAGGGTTGTAAATATCTAAAAGAAAAGTTTAACTTATGATTATTAATCAAGGCTCAAATGAATATCATCATTTAAAAGTAAATGAAATAATAGATAACTCTGAACAGGATAAACCTTATATTATTATTAAAGCTAATGGTAAGACTATGATGAGGGATAGTAATTGCAAATCAGGATATAAAATAAATCCCTATTCAATAAGAGTTTATGTTCGTGGTATGTTAATGTACTATGTACTATCTGAAATAGATGTTAATGATTTAATCTTTGTTATAGGTAGAACATCTACTTATAAAGTAAACAAATTCTATAACCCTAGAACCCTTGAAGCAGAAGCTATTTATAAGGAAGATTGGATTAAGTATTATAATAATTATGGAAACGTAAACCCTAAAGATTTGGAGGATATATTATGAAAATAATTTATAGATTAATAATGATAGGATTATTACTAACACTTCCCACCTATGGAGCTACATTAAAAGACTTAGATAGTATAGTTAATCTAGTTAGACCAGTATGTAACGAGCATAAACTTATATGTACCTTTAGAGTAATAGAATTTCCTAGACCTCTTGCTTATACTAGATACAATAATATTACATTATCAAATAAAACAGTAGAGATATTAACAGAAGATGAATTAAGAAGTGTAGTATTCCACGAAGTAGCACACGCTGTATTAAGACATAGTAATCTAGGACAACAATATATAACTTCTATATATTCTAAAAAGGGTAGACAACCTACAGAACAAGAGATTAAAAGTTATAGATATAAGGTTGAACTAGAAGCTGATAGATATAGTACAATACTTTTATATCAATATGGTTATACTACTAAACTACCAGAAGCTTTAGCTAAATTGTCAACAAAAAAATATAGTGAAGAAAGTATATCACACCCAAGTGATAGAGATAGAATAAATAATATTAGAAACCTACAAAGGATTTTAAAATAATGCCAAGAAAGAAAGACCAACCAAAACTTAATATTCCTAAGCTAACCAATAAAGAAGTATTGATTGCTTATGTATCTACATTAAATGAGAAACAAGCTAAGGAAGCATATCAGATACTACTAGAAAGATTTGATATCCATAGAGCTAGGGTAATTAAGTTTAATAGAAATGGTGTTCAAGATACTAATGGTAAAGTACGCTTAACACAGAACCAGTATAACAAAATAATATCGGAAAAGGGAGAGCTTTACTTTCATTCTGTAGTTGAGATACTCTATGATTATATAGCTTATCTTGAAGAACGTTCTCAAAGTGAGAGTACATTAAGACCAAGACTAAGAGAATATAATAGAATATCTCATTACTATAAACTAACCAAAGGTTGGGTAGCAGAAAAATATCAAAAAGAATATGGGGCTACTCACAGCAATTATAACAAGACTTTATCTGTTTGGGATATAAATACATTAGAAGAAGCACAAAGATATTATAACGAGCTTCCTAGTGAGCTTAGGATTAATAATCCAGAGATAGATTATTTAGTAACTAAATTCCCTAGTTTAATTTTATAGGAGTAATTAATATGGATATATTATTAAGTTTAATATTAGGATTTACTTTAGGATTTATGTTTTGTTTTTTAATCTTATGGGCAATAGGAGATGATAATGAAATATAATTTTCATATAGAATATATTTTCTTTATATTATTTATATCTTTTATTATTTCAAGTATATACTATATAGAAAAACAAGCAACAGATATTAATAATACACAATGTCATAGCGTATATTGTTATGAGGAAAGATAAAAGTGGGTAACAATAAAGAAAACATATCATCATTATTGGGCACATCATAATGGGGAGCTTTACTTTCCTTATAAAATGAGTGAAGATGAACTTAATCAATTAAGAAGAAAAGAAGTTCTATATTATAGAAGTATTCCTTTAGTAGAGAGAATAATGATTAAGGTTTTAGGTAATACCCTAAGAATAAATTTAACTAATGATGAAGGATTTTATAAATGGATTTAACAGAATTATACAATGAAGATGCTGAACAATCTATCTTAGGAATAATGATGGTTAATAATCATAAAGCTTCGTCTATATCTTATCTATTAGATGTTAGCGATTTCTTTACCGAGGGTAATAGACTACTGTTTAGTTCTATTATTGAATTGGTTAATAAAGATAAACCTGCTGATATCGTTAGTGTAAGTGAGAAGCTAAAGTTTGAAAACCATCTAGAGGAAGTTGGAGGGAGAGATTATATCAACCTCCTAGCTTCCAATGTTATAACTACTGCTAACTATAAACAACTTTGTAAGATTATTATAAAGTATTCTAAGAAAAGAAAGTTAATATATTTACTAGATAAAACTAAGGAACAATTAGAGAAAGGTGAAGATATTGATAATGCTATTGAGCATATTAAAACACAATCAGAACTCTTAATGCTAAACAAGACAGATAATAATTTAACAAGTATCTTAACAGGTGTTACCGAAGTAATGGATGAGATAGATACTGTATTGAGTTCTGAAACTAAAACCTTTGGTTTATCTACAGGATTTAAAAAGATAGATAATGTTCTATCTGGTTTATGCAAATCAAAACTATATATCTTAGGAGCTAGACCAAGGGTAGGTAAATCAGCATTAGCTCAACAGATAGCAGAGAATATATCAGCTAATCACAATGTATTATTCCATTCATTAGAAATGAAGTCTACACAATATACTAAACGTAGTGTATTTAGATTAACAGGATTAAATAATGATATCTTAACTAATGGTGGAGTGACAGCAGAAGATGCTATGAATAGAGTGGCAGAAGCTAGTGAACAACTATCTAAGTTAAACTTATTTATAGATGATGCTAGTGAATGCAACTTAACTTCTATAGAAAAGAATATCAATAAGATGATAGATAAAAAAGGAAGTTGCGATTTAATAGTTATAGATTATCTTCAACTTATGGGGAGTAATAATAAGAAAGTTTATGATAGGTTTGAAGTTGTATCTAATAACAGTAGAGGTTTAAAAAGATTAGCTAATAAATATAATGTACCTATTCTTTGTTTATGTCAATTATCTAGACAGTTAGAACAAAAAAAAGATAAACGACCAATACTATCAGACCTTAGAGATAGTGGTGATATAGAACAAGACGCTGATGTAGTTATGTTCTTATATCGAGATGAACTATATACTACTAACCCCATGAGTAGGGGTAAAGCAGAATTAATAATAGCTAAGAATAGAGAAGGTACTTGTCGTATGATACCAATGTTATTTAATGGTAGTAAAACTCAATTCTTAGAAGGGAGTAATTAATGAGGAGATGTAAATATTTTTATAGAGAAACTTGGTTATGTGATAATTATATACCTTGCTCTGGTATATTATGTACAAGATATCAATTACCTTATGTTAAAATAGAGGATTGTAAAATAGGTTTAAATCCTTGCTATACCCCAGTAGAAGTAGACCCTTATTGGAAAGATATAATAGATGAAACTAATAGGAGATTGAATTTAAAGAAGTAGTATGAAAGCTCATGACCTAGTACCAAGACGTTGGAGAAAAGTCTGTTGTAGTGAGTAAGAAAGCAGAGTGGATAAGGGGTAAAATGCAAGTTGACGAACTAGGGCAAAGTAGCCCCCCAACTGTGATTAAGGAGATTAAATGTTTAACTCTATTCAAACAGAAGAAGATTTTAATTTATTTGTAAAAACATATAGATGTAATTATGCTAATAGATATTTAGCACATAAGTATGCAGATATAATAGAGCAAATGAATAGGAGTATATATGAATAAAGGTGATAAGTTGTATACCAAAGATAAATCTTATTGGTATCTTATAGAAAGAATTAAAGATGATAAAGCATTCTGCAAAACTTCAACAGGATATTTTATGTGGATTAAACTTAAAGACTTGGAGGGATTAAATGAGAAGAATTAAGAAGATAGAAGTAGAAAAAGAAATAATAACTTGTAATACTTGTGGTACAGATTTTGAGGAAAATGAACATAATATTTTTTGAATGTATGGTTTGTCATAAAGATGTTTGTGGAAACTGTGCAAAGCAAATGATGATTTCGTTTTGTCCATTAGATACGTTCCCTTGTCTTCTAAATTTATGTCCACATTGTTTTAAAACGTTAACACTTAAAAAATTAGAGGAGTTAGAACATAATGAGAAATAAGTTTATAGTTATATCTGATATACATTATCCTTACCACGATGCTAAAGCTATTAAATGTGTATTAGATTTTATTCAAGATAAAGAAGTAAATACTATAATTCTTAATGGTGATATACTAGATTTCTATGATGTAAGTTCTTTTGATAAAGACCCTGATAGAGTTAATAGTTTACAAAAAGAAATAGATATGAGTACAAAGTTCTTTAAGAAACTTAGAACTATTAAACCAGATGCAAGGATAGAATTTATTAAAGGTAATCACGAATATAGATTAGAAAGATATCTAAAGAAACATCCTGAACTATATTCATTAGATGCTTTAAAACTCCCTAATCTATTAGACCTAAAGAAATATAATATAGAATATTCTGATAAAGGCATTAAACTAGGCAACCTTAAGATTATCCACGGTGATATAGTTAGAAAGTTTTCAGGATATACAGCTAGAGGTGAACTAGAAAAACATGATAGTTCTGGTATATCTTCTCATACCCATAGAGGTGGAGTATATTATTATAGAACTCCTGAAAGATATCTAGCTTGGTTTGAGAGCTTCTGCTTATGCGACTTAAATCCAGAATATATTAATGAACCTAACTGGCAACAAGGATTTCTATATGGGTATGTAGAAAAGGATAGCTTCGCTGTAACTCCTATGCCTATAGTTGATGGAAAGATTAAAAGTATATTTGTATAAGGAGATATAAAATGAGTAAATCTTTATCAAGAAAGATATGTGAACTATGTGGTGTTAAACCTAAAGTTATCCAAGATTATGAATTAAATGATATAGTTATATATCCAGACTTTGAAAATAACAATAATAATTTTGTAAGGTTATTTGAATTAAAGTTAGGTAATAGTGATGCTACACTTAGTCAAGTGTTAGTAGATGAATACCCAATTAGAGATAAGAAAACATTTCTCATTTCAGTATTGACTTGTATAAAACGCTGTAGAATATTATCAAATATGATAACTACATCTATCAGAAAAACAGATTGGGAGGTTTAATGTATAAAATAGTAAGCCCTTTAAAGATTAGATTGAGTACAGATAGAAAAGGTAAAGAAAGGTTTTTTATTCTTAATCTTAACAACTATCGTAATACTTATTTTAGAACTTTAAACGTAGCAAAGATTAAATACAAGCAAGCTATTGTAGACCAGATACAAGACAAACCTAGATATGAAAAGATAGCTATACTATATAAAGTATTCAAAGGTGATAACAGAAGATTTGATATAGGTAATGTTCTATCTATTCATCAGAAATTTTTTGAAGATGCTCTTACAGAATGTGGTAAGATACCAGATGATAAGAGTTCTATACTTCCTCTGGTAATTCAAATGAATGGTGAGGTTAATATAGAAAATCCTAGAGTAGATATATATATATTTAACCTCTTAGATAAAAAGGATAGGTTAGATTTAGAACATAAACTTAATGAGGTGTTAAACAATTGATATACTTATACTTATTAATACTAATATTGTTTATACCTTTAGTAAGGAGTTGGTAAATGATTAACTATTTAATTATTGATATTGAAAGTTATCTATATAAATCATTAACTCATTGTGAGAAATTAATACAAGATAAAACTAATTCTAAGATATTCTATCAAGGATATGATATTTCTCTAGCTGAAAAATATATAGATGATAATATAGATAGACTTTGTAAGACTTTAAATACTAAACAGTTTGAGCTTGTAGTAGGTGATGTAAAGAACTTTAGAAAAATATTATTCCCTCAATACAAAGCTAATAGAAAACCTAAACCAGAAATATATCAATATGTATATAATCTTATTAGAGATAAATATGGATTTACTAGCTTGCCTTATCTAGAAGGTGATGATACTTGTAGAATTATATTTGAAGATAAGAATTATAAACCAGAATATCAAAAGGTTATAGTATCTATAGATAAAGATTTTTATTCTGTACCTTGTAACTTCTTTAGAGATTTAAATAACAATGATATAATAGAGAAGATAGGAGAGAATGATGCTAAACAACATCTATACTATCAAGTACTAGTAGGTGATACAGCAGATAACTATAAAGGTATTCCTAACTTTGGAGATAAGAAGTATCAAGGATTAATAGATGATAAAGGTGATTGTCTATCTACCCAAGATGTTATAAATCTATTCCACGATTACGGTTTAACAGATGAAGATGTTAATTATAATCTTAGATGTGCTACAATAGTAAATCAAGTAGAGTATAATAAGATACTTAAAGAAATGAAAGAGGTTGATAAATGCAAATAGATTATTTAGTAATAGAAGATATGTTATATACAACTCTTATTAGGAGTTATGTATTAGAATACTCTAGTCCTAAAGTTACAGTACTAGAAAACCCTGATGAGGATTGTTGGGATATCCATATATGTTTTCCTCTTATGGGTAAGATAGGGATATCTACAGACTATACTCTACCTATAGCTGATATAAATAAGAAAACTCTAAGAGAAGTAGCTGTAAGACTAGAACAATTAGCTAAGGATATTAAAGAAGATTGTAGAAAACAATTAGAGGATGAGAAAGAATAATGGATAATATAGAAAAAATTATACACGGTATTGATGTTAGTAAATGTAGCCACTACAACCCACTAGGAAATTATAATTGTAGTGGAACTAAGAAATGTTCACAATGGAGTAATTGCTATTTTAAACAACTCCAACGCAAGACTGCTGAATGCGAAGAGTTGAAAGCTCAACTTGAAACATATTCTAAGATGTTAGATAACCCTGAATTTAAAATTGCTTTAACAGATGTCAGAACTGGTGAAAGAGAAGTGTGGCGAAAATTAGGAAACAAGGCTCAAAGATACGAGCAAGCACTTGATGAGATTGAGAAACAAGTAAAAGCTATGAATAATGAGTGCTTTTATGATGATATTTGCGATTGTAATAATTGCGATATGAAAAACGGTTGTTCTTATTATAGGAAATTTAAAATTTTAAACATCATCAACAAAGCAAAGGACGGTAACAATGGGTAATAAATTTACATATAGCTTTGGAGAATTCATGGTAATAGTAATGGAATGTGAGTTATTTTATATATTAACCTTGCCTATTTTATTATTAATAGTAGCTTTAATATGGATAGCATTAACTGTTACATCTTATCCATTCTACTTATTATTTAGTAAATTAATTTAAAAGGAGAATACCTAATGAATAATGTAAATGATATGGTTAAAGAACTAATGAATAAAGATAAAAAGACTTTATCTTATATGGTAGTTGGAGCTCTACATAAACTAGAAATAGCTAAGAGAACTCTAAGAACTATGTTACAAGACTATGAGTTTGAAGAAGAAGATACTAAACTATTTAGAGCAGCATTACAGGAGGTAGAAAAATAATGGAAAGAATAGAAGATAAAATATTTTCAGATGCTTTAGAAGCTAAAGGGATGAGAAGAACTAAGTCTATGTATATAAGAGATTGTAAACATCCTCATCAATGTAGATTTTGTTTAGAACAAATAGATGAACCTAGAGATGTTTATAGACTTAAACCAGAATTTGTTCCAGGAGGTGAAGCTCCATTCTTGTTTATTTGTTCAGATTGTTATAATGAGTTACCTAATGATTAAACCTAGAATATATAAAGGGTATAACTTATTTAATTTATACAACTATTTCTACTCTATGATAATGTTTAGTTCTAGATATAGGTTTGTAAATAATACTCTACTCAAAAGATATGTAGCTTATTTATATGTTAAACAATTAAGGAAGGAATAAATAAATGTGTGAATGCAATTTTAATGTAGGACCAAATGCTCCAATAGTAGAGAATGAACTAGGTGGTAAACAATCTAAAGCAGTAGGAGCATTCCATTTAATAGACCCTGTTTTTATGTATGGTCTCTTTAGTGATTATTGGGAATTAGCTGTACCTGTGTTAGACTATATAAATGGAGATATAGATAAAGATGATATGGCTGCTAGACTTATATGGGATAAAGAAAATAAGCAAAAAAGAGATATACTCTTAATGATAGCTAGGACTATGGAGTATGGTATAGGTAGATATAAATTAAACAATTGGAGACTAATACCAGAAGAAGACCATCTAAACCACGCTCTAACCCATTTATTTATGGCTGAAATAGGTAATACAGATGATGACCATATAGCACATTTCTATACAAGGATAATGATGTCATACGCAACTAAACCATCCAAGGAATTTGAAAGAGGATATAAGGCTTTACCATTATGCGAGGATTAACAACGATAGTATTTATAGAAGGAATAAGTATCGGTTTATTCATAGGGTTAGGAATAGGAATAACGATAGGAGGTTTACTATGATAGTGTTTACAAGTTGGTTAGATGAGGAGTATGATATAATAGTAAGTAGTGGTGAACCTTCTAAGTATATAGAACTATTACTAACAGATTTAAACTATAGAAGGAAATGGGTACTTAAAGAAAATAAATACATTATCCTAGATAAAGAACCTATAGATAAAAACAAATATGATTTAATCTATACTATAAAAAAGAAAGATAATAAAGATGACAACGATTTTAAATTTGTTATCTACCTTATTAAACAAGCTATAGATTATATTAATAATTTAGAATTAGTTTATAATAGTAGTAAGGAGGATTAATATGTTAGATATACCAAGTTTAGTAGATGATATTATGAGAATGAAATGCTTAGCAGCTGTAATGCAAGAACCAGATGGTAAATCTGTTACTATCTCTGCTGTTAGTACGTTAACAAAACGTAACGTAGTTCTCAAAGGTGTAAGTAAAGATAAATCAAATGAAGAAGTCTTACAAGAGATTTACAAAAAAATAAATAGTTAATTACAAAAATACCCGCAAGGAAGTTAATCCAAGCGGGTTTTCTTTTGCGTATACTTACGCCAATTATAAATAATTTAAACTTACTGGATACTATATTATACTATTTACAAACTATACACAATCTATGTACAATATATTATCTAAATATATAGCTACACATAGTTTGAATACAGATAACAAATACAGCTAATCCTCCAAGAACTCTGTTCTTAAATTTCTTTAAATCATCTATATCCCTTCTCATAGCCTTAATTTCATTTAGTATCTCATCAATTTTATCTTTTGTATTCTTATCCATTTCTTCATCTTTCTTTTTATTAAATATATAAATATTAAATTTAAGATAGCTAGGATTAATTTTAAGCTAAGTCAAATATCTTTTATATATAAATTATCCTATTAAATATTAACTCTTGTTAAAACGTATTCTAATAGCCTTAGAATTAATCTAGCTTAGAATAGTGCCAATTGATTTTATTTCTTAAATAATCTCCACATTCTTTAATACCTTCTACTCCAGGATTAGGGATATAGTTTATATCTATCTTTCCATAAGAGGAAGTCTTTGGATGAGATTGTCCGAACTCTGCGTGAGTAATACAATCAGTAGGTTTTAATCCATAGACTTTACATAGTCTGGCACACTCTTTACATAGAGCTTCTATTTGTTGTGGTTTAGGTTGAGTAGCATAATCTTTTCTACAACATATAGCTATACCTATACGACCAGTATTACCACCTCCACAATGTGCAGCATATTTATTATCTGTACAATTAAGATTATCAGATGGTTTATATTTACCTATATATACTTTACCATCTCTATCAACTAAGAAATGATAGTGTTGTTTATCTAATTCACTAGGGTAGTAATTACCAGCTGTTAAGTCCAGTGAATAACTATTTGTTTAAACACTGTGGCATCACCTCCATTTCTCTATAAATTAACGTAGTTAATTGGATGATGTAACTACTCATCATCATCTTCATCATCAATATATTCTCTAAAGAACCCAGTACCACCTTCTAGTTCTGGTACTTCATCTTCTTTATTCTTGGTTTGTTCAACGTAATCAACTATAGTATTGTAACTATCCATATCCATAATCACATAGTTCTTTTTAAAATATACTACGCAAATACCTAAGAGAATAATTGTATTTACTCCACATAACAAATCAAAAATATTTACCATTTGTAACCTCCAACTAAAGTATTATTTGTTACAAAACTTCATCATAACACTTGACAAATAATTAAAAAGTATGTTATAATGAGAATAGAACTCGACAGGATAGGGGTAGTTAAAGAATTAAAGAATAGGTTTAATATTATTTTCTTCTAAGTATTTTAACCAATGAATAGGAGTAATACAATGAGATTTGAGTTTTAAATATCTTCTAACTTTAGCGCAACAAACAGCTAAGTATTCAGAACATATATAACCTTTACGGTCTTTTTGAGTACCGTTCTTCTTAGTAATACCTACTCTAAGTAAAGCAGCAATATCTCCAATACCATAAGGTTGACCTAGTAAATCTTTAAGTCTTTTCTTGTTAAACCTACAAGGATAAACAACTCCGTACTTATCAGTCTTAGGGAATGCTTCTTTAAATACTTCATAGCGATATGTTCTAACTCCACTAGGAATACCAAACTCATTTTCTGCTTTCATATGGCTTTCATATATTCTCCAAACTTTATTCTCATATACAAGAGCTAGTACATGTGAAGGTATTCTCTTAGCTTTAGGATAATAGTCTTTAGTAAGTTTTTGTATTAGTTTAGATACAGCAGAAGTACCGTATTCTAAAACAATATATGTTTTACGTTTATCAAGTTTATCGATATTAATCATAATTAATTTTCTCCAAAAATTAATCCAATTTTAAATAAAATTTATTTTATTGGAAGGATGTAATCCTTATATCCTCATTGTAAATGTTGTCCATATACCAGACCTCCCATAGGGGGAGTATGGTTTAATATTAAAATCTATTTTCTTATTATCTTTATCAGCTATTACTTTCGTAGTTGAGTTTGAAGTTTGTTGTTTAACTTTCCCAAGCTATCAACTAATCCCTCACTAATAGCTTCTGTAACTCCAGCAGGTACATTCTTAACTCCATAATATTCTAGAGCATAATTAATAGCACCTTCGATTAATTTCTTTTCAGCTTCATCTACTTCTTCACTATCGTCTATTTTATCTAGAACATCTGCTAGTTTATTTTCTAATCCTTCTCTAAATCCATCTGCTTTCTTAAATAAATTCATGAAGAACTCTACAAACTTATTACTCATTTACTTTATCCTCTCTAACTACTTTATTAATATTACGTTGGATGATAACTATAATACCACCAGATTTCTTAATAATAACTTTTTGATGAGTATTATCTGTTTTCTGTTGACGTTGAGCTTTAAGTAGTATACCGCCAGATTGTTCTACTACTACATCTTGTGTAGCTTCTTCTGCTTTAGAATAATTACCTAGTAATAATATTCCACCTACTGCTAATAAAGTAATAAATGTTTTTGTTTTCATATTTATCTCCTATAATTAAATATTAATTCTAAGGGGTCTAGCTAACGTATTAAGAAGGGTTAAATATCTTTTGAATATTCTTTATCCTCTAATATACTAACCCATCTTAAATTAAACGCTAGCTATTTTAAATTAAATAATAAACTAAATTAGTTTATGGGAGAGATTTTTATCTCTTCTTCTTTTTGCCTTTTTTACAAGCCATTGTTAACCTCCTTAATAAGTTCTACCTTTAACTAATAATGTTACTCCTGTTATCGTTACTGTTTGACCAGAAGTATTATTTAAAACTAATTTTAATCCATTATTTGAATGGTTTGACCGTCGACCTCTAGTGATATTACTCCATCTACTATCTTTAATGGTAGAGTAGCACTTATATTGGTAGAACCACCTCCCCCTGACGTAAAATAATCAAGTTGCGTATAAGCAGTAGTACCATCTCCTATTTTTAATTTCTTAGTGTCGGTTTCGTATGCTGGTTCACCTACTCCCAGTACAGGGTTTTTCGAGGTAAAGTTAGCTGCCGTATCTCTACGTAATTTTATCTGTGTCATATTATGCTATACCTCCGTCTATTTGTGTTTCAAGAGTTATCACTCTATTAGTTAGGGTATTTATCTTAGTATTTAAATCAGCTAAAGATTCCAATATCTGTCCAATCTGAGCATTAGTAGGCACATTCACCGTTAATTGAATACCAGTCTCTGTTTCAGTTATTACTAGGTTATCAGAACCTGCCGTGATGGAGGATTGGTTCAAAAATAGCTTATCTTGTTGGTTTTTTAATGAAGTACCTACTTTAAGGAAATCTACCCAAGTATCACCATTGAAAGTGCTTATGCCGTCAAAAGTATTATTACCAGTAAAACTATTGTCCCCTGTAAGAGTTACATCGCCAGTTCCTCCTCCGCCACCAGTAGAAGAAATTTTGATACCAGTGCTAGTCTTTTCTATAGTTACATTATTACCAGCCTCAACATTAGCACTTGATAATAGATTGTTTCCATTATAATCTGTTATAGCATTAGAGTTCAATTTGATAGTTCTAGTATTTTGGCTTCCAATCATTATCCTATCATCATAAGCACCCAATATGATATCTAGATTAGATTTCTCTCCTTTAATTAATGCAGTGGATGTATTAAACTTGATTACACTATTTAAACTAATTGTATTAGTGAAATTCTTTTTACCAGTAATAGTTTGTGCAGTATCTGTTGTGACCATATTAGTAGGTGCAGAGCCATCTGAAGCCGAAAGGGTTCCGTCTGAAGAGATAGTTAAACCATCACCGACCTTAATGGAGCCTAAAGCACTAGCTGAAGCTATTTTATTAGAATCAACCCGCGTCCAAGAACCCATTGTTCCGTTGCTTGAACTATATCGAGTATATATCTGATTTGCTACTAAATCCTCACAACCTATCCATGTCTGCTGAATACGCTGGTTAGAGCTTTCGGCGAACCATTTCATTGTTATAAGCATAGCAGCGACCGAATAACCGACAGGTCCATTTTGCGGATTTAGTCCTGCTGAGATATAATACAGTCCAGTTTCTAATAATTCTGAGGAGCTGAAGTTGGCAGTAGTAGCGGTTTTAACCTCTAATCCTCCGCCTCCAGTAGCAGATATAACATTTCCTTCGATAGTAATATTGTCACCTGCAGTTAATTTATCTTGTTTATTAGTATCTAAATTAGTGACGTCATTAGCTAATTGATTTAATTCATTACCTAGTTCTTCAATTTCACTTTCATTAGCTAATCCTAAATCATTGCCATTTTTATTACCAGTTAGTTCTATACCATTAATCTGAGGTTTGTTTGTAAGTTGTGTATAATCACTAGTTCCACCAGTAGAATTGATAGTAATACCAGTAGATGTTTTATCAATAGTAATATTATTACCAGCTGTTACGTTATCTTGATTTAATACTCTGCTAGCTATATTATTATTTTTATTTATTAGATTTCCATAGATAACTACATCCTTTGCATTTCCAGTAGGAGCATCTTCTGAATCAGAATTATTTATAACAATCCTATCACTTTCAAATGGGGCTTGTATATACATAATTGTATCATTATATAAACCTATTCTTGAAGACCAATTGTTAGAGTTATATAACCGTATGAATGGTTGATAACTAACAAAATCTGTACCTAACTCTACACGGGCTGAGCTTGTAGTACTACCGCCTTCTGGGCGTACTATAACAGTATTGTGAAACTGTGTCTGTCTCTTAAAGGTCTTATACCCCGTTATATCTTGGTCCGTATTAGTTGTTACAAAATTAGCAGATTGTTTAGATAATTCACTATTAAATAATGCTGGGGTTACAATTGTATTATCACTTGCTTCTGTATCTTCTGTAGTTTCGAAGTCTGCTTCTGTAGCTAGTCTAGCTATACCTTCCGTTTCTATTGTAGAAGCTGGTAAGTTTTGCCAAGAGCAATCATCTTGCTCTCCACTATTCTTAGTTAATACTTGTCCTGTTGCGCCTCCTGCTGGTAGGTTAGCCTTTAAGTTTGGAGTAGTTATTTGTCCATCTTGAGTAAGTATGTTTAAAGTATAGTTACTAGGTGTATTATCTTTAACAGATATAATAGGAGTAAAACCAGCATCTCCTTTTTCACCTTGTCTACCTTGAGGACCTTGTTCATTAAGAATTATTTCATATTCTGGTGTTGTACATTTACAACTTATATCATTGTTATTATTATTTAATGCCATATCTTTTACTCCTTATTGATAGCATACTCTATATATTGCATAATTATTTCCATCACCACTTAGATGGGTTAGAGTATCTTTGTCGACCATATTAATTACTAAAGCATACTCTCCAGGATTTAGCTTAACACTTTCTTCCTGTGTAATTTGTAATGTAAACTTACCATTAGTAGGTTCGGTTATTTGTCCTTGTGTTAAATCCTCTACTTCTGTTATATTCTTTTCTATTAGAGCTGGTAGAGTAACATAAGGAGCACGTTTAATTTGAACATTAATAGTAAGTCCTGTTAAATCTACAGGCTCTTTAGTATAAGTATCATCTTCTTGATTATATACTTTCTGATTAATAGTAAATCCAAATCCTCTAGGACATCCTTGATTTATTTCTAATACTAATCTATCACTATTGCAAACCATATATTAAGCTCCTATGTTTTTAAAAGGTATAAAATAATAAAAAAGATTTGCTATATTTCCAGTATCACCATACAATACATAAGTATCACCTATAGATACTGGTATATATATTGAATTACTATCACTGTATTTCCAAGGATAACAATTCATAAGTACCTTATTATTAACACTAAAAATAACTCCTCTAGTTACACTACCATTAGGGTTTATTTGTAAACTACAACTAATCCATCCAGGCTCTGTAACAGTATAAGTAGTACCAGCACTTCTAGATGAAGCTTTAGAATAATCAGGTAACATAACTACATTCGTAAAATTATATAATTCATTTGATATTACTGTATTTATTTTACCTTCACCATCTGTAGTAAAATATCCTAGTTGTCTATAGTATTCAAATCCACTAGGTAATTCAGGAGTTGTATTACTCAATGATATAACTAATTCGCAATTACCAGTATCTTTATCAGCACAAACATATACATAATATTTAGCATCATTACCTAAATTTTCTTGTGTCTTAGATAAAGAAGTTGTACTTATAATCATATATTCAAATGTACTATCATAACAACTTCCTGCTGTTGCAGATACTGTAGTATCATTAAACTTACTTAAAACAAATCCCTTAATAACTTCTTGCGTATTCTTAACTAAGTTAAGTAATGTTTGTTTGTTGATAGCATCAAATGAATTAGTTGCATCAGCTACTTGAAATCTTTGCTCAAAGTTACCGTTAAGGTCTGCTTTATTTTGTTCAAGTTGTAAGATATCTGCTGTGTTAGTTGCCTGTTCAGTTTCTAGATTATCCATAAACTGTTTAGCACTTGTAAAGTTTTCATTAACTTCATTAGCTTTAGCTTTTGTACCAGCTATAAATGTATTAGGAATTATCCAAACCATATTAATAACCTCTATTTCTTAATAACATTTCTCTTCTACTTTTCTTTCTTAGAGCACTTTCTAAATCATAAGTATTTAATCTAGGAGTATATGGATAGTAAACATCTCTAGTTTTAAATCCAAGTTGTTGTCTAGTTAAATCTCTTAATGTTTTAATAGGAGCTTTATTAGTATTACCTTCTATTAATAATGGTATATTAGTATCAGGTCCTATACTTCCAAATAATGCTCTATTAGTTGGTTGATAAAAACCTTTACCAGATAATTGACCTATTACTGGTCCTATTGTTTGGTTATAGAAAGTTGCTACTGGCAAGAAGTTTCTTCCAATATATCCAGCCATAGCTCCAAGTACATTAGGTGATGGTTGTTCTAGTCTATTACCATTATTATCTAATGTGATAACCTTGTTACCTACTGTATAAGTATTAGGTCCAACTACAGGATTACCATATTGGTCTAATCCTTTCATTATATTAAATACTCCAGCTACAGGGTTCAAGTTACCACCTATTAAATTCATAGCACCAGCTAATCCAGTTCCTTCTCCTTGTCTAACTTCTGGACCTATAACAGATTGTAGAGTTTCAAAAGGAGCTATCAAAGGATTATAGTCATTAAATACTTTCAATGCAGGCTCGCTCTTAGTATATGTTGGATTAATAACAAGACCACCTCTTATATCATTATCTCTAGGTTGTCCTCCTATTTCTTCATCCATAGCTTCTAATTGATTACCGTATCTACTTGGTATTCTAGCAAATGCTTGAACCTTCAATGGGTTATCTCTAAGTTGATTTATTAAAACATCTTTAGATGTAGTTACTACTTTATGGAAAGGAAATGCTAAAGACATTAGTTCATAAGCATTAGGATTAATATAATTATTTCTACCAATATAATCACCTAATATATTATTAACATTTCCAATTAGTTTTCTTTGTAGTTCTTTATCTGTCAATGCTTTATCTAATACATCTTCCATAGTAGTATTAGTTTGTCTAGCGTATTTCTTAGCTTCATTAAAATATACAGCAGCTCTATCAATTAATTCTAATGTACTTTCAGATTGGAATAGAGGTCTTACTGCATAATCTTGTGCTGCTTTAATCATTGTACCAGCACCAGCTATTCTTTCACTTGGCGATAAATTACTATCTGTTAATTCTTGAAATCCTCTCTTTAAGTTTCTTGTTGTATCTTTATATGTATTTACAATATTTGAACTTTCAAATCCAGGATTTAAACCGTGGAATGAAGTTGAGAATTTTAAATAGTCTGGTATATATTTTTCTATGTTACCTGGTTTTAAAGCTGTTAAATAATCAGCTCCACCAATAGCACCTAATGATAAGTTACCTATTCTGTTACCTGTTACATAAGGTACCTTAGCTAATACAGAACCTTTGAATGCTCCCATAATAGGTCTAGCAGCTTGTATTATTTTACCAGTAGGAGTAGATACATTATATCTAGCTGTAGCATTTGCTAATGCTCTTAAATCATTTTTATTAACTACATATAAATCATTAGCATATTTACTTAAACTAGATTTACTAGTACCTTTAGCAAACTCTTTAGTATATGTTCCTAGTTCTGATTGCTTACCAGTATTGAATAAAGTTTTAACTCCATCTTTAAATTCTGTAGGAGATATAATAACTTCACTCTTAGCTATCTTGTTTACTTCATCAGGAGTTATACCACGACCAAACTTACTAGCTAATTCTTCTATATTGTTTTGTGTTAACTTAGCTGTTTCAATTTCTTTAAATAATTGTCCATAAGATTTATCTAAGTAAGAAGCAACCTTATCAGGAGTAGCGTAACCATAAGTTCTTTGAGCTGATAAACCTTTACCTACATCTGTTAAATCTACTAATGATTGATTATACCCTCCAACTATACCACGTTGAGTAATGGGAAATATTCTACCTTCATCAAAAGCTTTAGAACCATCTTCAACTAGTTTAGTTAAATCACTAGCTTTATCTAATCCTATATCTTTAAGGTTATCTACTGTAGGATTATCTATAGCTTTTTGTACATTTTGTAGATAGATTTGTTTATCACGTTTAGGGTCTAGGTTTTCTAAAACAAATTGACCTACTGCTACTTTCTTAGCTTCCGTAGGGTCTACTCCTAAATCAACCATTTCTTTATTTGCTTTTTCTGCAAATGCTTTTAATCTAGAAGTAACTTCTTTACTTTCTGGAGTTATAGTACCAAGTGTTAAATTCTTAACAGCTTGATTAACGTTTGTATCTAATGCTATATTTTCTAATTCTTTAGATATATTTATTCTATCTTTAGCTGTTGATGTAGAAGATAAGTTAATTAAATTGTTAACTTGCTTTTCTCTTTCAGTAGGAAGTATAACCCTACGTATATCATTAACAACTGGTATATCTAATTTAGAAGCTATATTAGCTACAGCACCTTTAGGAGTTAATGTAGTTATATCTAACACAGCATTGAATGGGTCTGCTGCTGCATTATATGCTATATCTTTTATTCCTTGTACTGGATTAGAAGCTAAGTCTTTTACATTAGTTCCATAAGGAGATAAAACTAAATTAGCAAAATCTTCGTAAGGATTTGTATTACCAGTTACTACGTCTTTAAGATAATTACCAGCTTGTCTATTTATATAGTTTCTAAATATAGGATTATCTCTATATTGGAATACAGCACCACCAAGAGAAGATAGACCAGAACCAAAATCTTTAGCACCAGAAGCAAATCTTTCTAATAAGTTCTGACCATATCTATCTCTATTGATTAGTGTTGTTTCGTATTCTGATAAAGGTTTTTGTCCAGCATTAATTAAACCGTTATTAATTTGTTCTATATTAGCACCCATTTCTAAAGCACCAGATATAGCTTGTTCTCTTTTATTAACCATTTATTAATCCTTACTTAAATACGTTTTGCATATAATTATTAACTGCATCAGATTGTGATACTGGTTGAGCATTAGTACCATTCATATTATTAAATATATTAAATAACATATTTTGTCCTAGAGCACCAACTTGTCCACCATATAATGCTGCTGCTTGTAGTATTTGACCTTGTGCTCTTAGATAAGCATTAGGGTCTTTCTGTCTTAGTTTTTCTAATTCTAATTGATTATATCCAGCTAATTGCATAGCTTTCATTTTAGTAGAATTATCTAAAGCATTCATTTGAGTTTTAAGATTAGCTTCTAATACTGCTCTTTGATTTTCATTTAATTGTTTTAATTGTTCAGTAGTATAATTACTATCTGCTATAGCCATAGCTTTAGCTAAATCTGCATCTTGCTGTTGAGCATCTTGAATTAAATTACTTACTCCAGTAAGAGCTAGCTCTTGTGCTTTTGTATTTCTATCTTGAATTGGTTGAATATAATCTAAGTAATCTCCAGCTTCCATAGCTTTAACTACTTGAATAGGTAAGCCAGTTTCATTACTTAATCTAGCATTAGCTAATAAGTCTGCAAATCTTGTAGCATTTTCAGCTTCATTCTTACGCATCATTTCATTTAATTCATATTGCTGTTTTATCCTATCGCTCATACCAGGAGTTCTAACAGCTCTGTCTACAACATCATTATAATTAGTAGCATCAGGAGCACCTACTCCAACAAACTGACCTTGCTGATTAAATGTATACATATTCTGTTTAGGTTGTAGATTTGATATTACATTACCAGCACTACCCATCATTCTTATCATACTATTTACATTTTGGTCACGAAGTAAAGCTTGTTTATATGCTTCGATATCTTTATTAGCTTGACTTACATTTTTACCATAAACTTCTAAAGCATTTTGATAAGCTGTAAATTCTTCTGGAGTTACTCCTAAGTTTGGAAGTTGATTACCTTGTTGCATACCTTTTGTATAAGAAGATAATGCTTGAATATTATTTAATAAGTTATTAACATTATTATTAAATTGAGGATTATTTGTAGTATTACTCATATTATTATTTACCATATTATTTGAATTATTATTAGCGATGTTAGATTGACCATTAACAGGTGGTAAATTAGTTACAGGATAATTTGTATTACCTTGTCTATTAACAGGTGTTAATGACTGTGTTGGTGGTCTTAGATTTAATGTATCATTAATTGCGTTATCTAAATTATTCTGCATACGATTATTATAATTATCGTACCAGTTTATAGCATCCTGCATTTCATTAGATTGTTGTTGAGCTTGAAGAAGTGTAGCATCTGCATTGTTTGCAATATGTTGTCTTTCTTCTGGAGTTAGTGGTTTAAGACTATTATTATTTATATCGGGTGTACCATCTCCGTTATTATTTCTCATAGCATTAGAAGCCATAGGGAATAATACAGAACCCATAAACGCAGGTATCTTATATAATCCAGGAGCAGCACCTATACCAATAGCAGAACCTAAACCTAATAGGTCGTATGCTTGACTTAGTGGAGTAGCGTTTTTATCTGTTAATCCTTTTATAGTTGTAGGTAATGCTAATGCTCCAGATATAGCAGGACCTGCTATAGAACCTAATGCACCTTTAATACCAGCTTTAGCTCCAGCGCTTGCTGCTGCTTTTGTTCCAGCTTGTACTGTTTTCTTTAATCCTTCTCTAGCTAGAGCCTGTTCCATTGATACTGCATTCTTGGTTAGATTATTAACAGTACCTTTTACTGCTGTCTTAGCATTATTTGTTACTGCTTTAGCATTATTGTTAATTACTTGTTTAGCTTGTCTAGCTTTTGTATCTATAGCTTTTTTAAATTCAGTAGCTTTTTGTTCAGCTTTTTGTGGAGCTTCTTTTAAAAAATCTTTTACTTCATTTTCTGTAGCTACTTTATAATCTCTAGCTTTTTCTACTAATTGTTGAGCATATTTGTATTGATTAGGATGATTACGTTTAATATATGTAAGAAAATTATCTAATGAAGCATTAGGAAATCTCTTAGTATACATATTGTAAATATTATCTATTATATTGAATGCCATATTATTTCCTTATTGTTGCCAAGAAAATCTACCACCATTAGGTAATATATCTTGTAAATCACTTGTACTTAAACCATAATTGCCAATACCGCTAGAACCTAAGTAATTATTGTTATTCATAAAAGAATTATAATCTGTACCGCTTACGTTTCTAGTATTCCACCAATTAGATAATTGATTACCTAAGTTAGAGAATAATGAACTATTTGAATTTACCGAACTGTTGCCAGTATTTTGATTTGTACCAGAAGCACCTACGCTACCAGCTATAGCTCCAGCCAAACCAACCCAAGGATTACCAGTTTTCATACCTTCACTAAATCCTTCTAAAGCCCCTTTGTTAACATTAGCAAACCAATTCCATCCAGTATTATTGTTTTTATCTACATCATTAAGCCATTGTCTATCTTTGTTAGTATTTCTAATTTGCCAATTAGCTATATCATTAGATTGAGTAATGTTACCAGAAGTATTGAACAAACTGTTATAAAGGTTAGTATTAGATAATCTTCTATTGTATTCATTATTAATTAAATTTTGATATTGAGATGCCGTTTGACCAGCTAATCTAGCAGCTTGGTCATTGTAATTATTTTGTAAAGTATTTGTATTATATAAACCAGATGAAGCTCCAGTAGTTCCTAATCTATTTTGCTCTCTAGCTATATTGTTATTAACAGCTTGCTGATAACCTCTATTTAAATCATTCCACATTGATTGAGTATATTGGTCTGCTACTGTTTGATATTGGTTTAAATCTCTATCTGTAAATCTATTTATATTATCAAGAGCATTTAACATATTATTATAAGAATAATCGTTTAACTCTCTATTTCTAGTTATCCAAGGAGTATCAGCTAACTCCTCATACATTGGTCGTTCTACTGTCTTAGACATATTTATAAATCCTCATTTGTAAAACTGTAAATTAATTCATCATAAAATTTAGGTATATCATTTTTATCTTTGAATAATAGAGCTTGTTTAATTGTACCTTCGTGTTTAAATCCTATATCTTTAAGAAGTTTAATAACTCCATAACCACATTGAGGAACACTTGCTATTAGCTTTTTAATCTTATAATTAGTTAATAGATACGACTTAAACAAGTTCATTATATCTCTAGATTGTTTACCCCAATATTTTTTTCGTACTACTGTATGAACATCTGTACGAATTATAATATCTTTAAACATTCTAGGATTTTCTAGGATGAAGAATGCACATATATCATCATCTTTAGATACAATAAATACAGCACTCTTCTTTATCATACCTTCAAGATAATTTAATATATCTCCACCCATATCGTACCAAGATAAATCAAATATCTTTCTCTCTTGGTCTTTTAACATTCTATATATTTCTGTTATTTCTTTATTATATGCTGGTGTCCATTCAATTTGTAATATATTATACTTCTCTAGTTCCAAGGTACTTCCTCCAATTGTATTCCATCTATTTCAAATCCATAAATACTCATACCTTCATCTACTGCGTTCCCATAGAACTCTATTTGAGTAGTTTGAAAATATTGTTTAGGTAACGGAAATCTTTTGACAATATGTGAAGTTGTTACCCAGCTATCATTATCCCAAGTAGTATCGGTTAAACTATTTTCTTCATTGTCTACATCCCATACTAAACCTATAAAGCTATCAAGGTTATTTGATACAGCTCTTGTATTATAAGCATCTTTACCATCTCTACGATTTCTGACGTGGAACCTGTTTGTACTTTCTTCTGCTATATTAATTCTGAATTCTCTAGTAGATAAATGGTTGCTACCTTCTCCATAAGAGAACCAAGGTGATTTCCAATACCATTCAATAGGTTGTCCATCAAATGTTAGAGATGAAAATTCTTTTAATACTTTACCGTCAGATGTTCCTATATATATTTCGTTATTATATCTAAACGCAACTGTTACATCTTGTGGTACAACTCTTAATAACCAAGTCTTACTTTGTATATCAAATATAAAACAATAGTTACTTCCTACTCCCATTAGCATTGGTATATAAAACATTATATACTTTTTCTTAGGAGCATAGACAGGAAATATATAATCGAACTTAGCTGTGTTTACATATTCAAAACTATCTCTTATCTTAACAGATAAATCATTTCCTTGATAGTTTGCATTATATATTGTTCTTTGTAGTAATGGATATATACCACCACCAGTTCTAGTATATACTAAGAAAGAGTTATTAGCTACTAACCAAGATTGTTGACTATCACAAGTAAAATCTGAATAAGGTGATACAGTCCAATTAGTTGTATCAGCATCTGTCCCATCAAGTATATAAGAACGTTCTCTTTTACAAATGATTAAATATTTATCCCATAATCCAAAAGCTGTAAAGTCAGAGTTATCATCATAGAACGAAGGAATAGCTCCAGCTCCATATTTTAAATCCCATCCGTGGATTAAACCAACTTCTGAATAATATAGAATACCATCATTACCACCTACAAATATTCTACCTTGATAAGATTGTAAAGCTAATCCTCTTATTGGTTTAGATATATTAGGGTCATCTGTATTTTTATATACAGCATTAAGTTCAGATATATCTGATAGGTAATAATTACTATCAGTTACTGCTTCTGTTGGTGTAGGTTCTATTCTTAATTCTGTATCACTAGTTATTTCTATAACTTTATATTTAACAGAGTTAATTTCTATATAATCACCTACAGATAATTGAGTTGTAAATTCTGTACTAGTACCTGTAACACTATTGTTTTCTGTAGATGTTGTAACTGTACCTGATAATAAATTATGTCTATTATATTGATAGAATAATAAATCATCTACTCCATTTGAAACAACAATACCATTATTAAATGTACATATTGAATGCCTTGATGTTGGAGTTTTAAACTTGAATATCTCTTTGAATGTATTTGTTATTTTATCATAAATATATAGAGTACCATCTATTGTAGTAACAACCATATATTTATTATTACCACATACATATTCAAACCCTAAAGATATTTGACTAGGTAATGTATTAGCAAATTGAGTATTACCTTTCATAGACTTTAGTCCACCTAGTTTATAATACTCAACGTTTTTCATATCAGGACTTTCTGTACGTTTGTTAGATTGGTTAATAGTTCCTATACCCTGTACAGTATTAAGCCCTCCTGTTAGATTATAATATTTAACAGTAGCACCCATTAATATCTCCTAAATTAATTTATTAGTTCTTGGATTGTAGAATGCTCTTAAAATAGCAGAGTTAGCAGAATTAGCTGGAGGTATAATATTAAAACCAGCTTTATTATCTAGAGTTAATCTTTGGTCACATACTAAATTCGTATATGCTTTTTTAAATCTCTTTTCATAAAAAGCTGCTTTAGCATCATTAAGTGAACCTCTCCAATCTGCACAAACTTTCCATTTAAGAATATCTCTATGATGTGCAGGAATAATAGGCTCATCGCATTCTAATTCCATTAGAGGTTTATAAACTCCGCAAGCATTCTTAGCAAAATCATTTGTATAGAATTTTACTTTTATTAATCTACCTAGTTGACTTTCGTCTGGCATAGGATATAATTTAATTATACCTTCATCCATCCAATAAGAAGTAGGCATACCCTTAGCAGTAGCTAAGAATTTATGTTCTTCTTCATAGCCTAAAACAATAGGTACATCTCTATATTTTAAATAATCTATAAATCCATTAGGAGCTTCATATTCATAAACATCTGGTACTAATGATAGAAAGTATTCGCATTCTCTAAAAACCCAAGGACTATTCTCACTATTACATATTAAAGTTAATGCACTATTCAAATCTTGTTTAACTTTTATACCTTCTGTTAATTCAGATAGTTCTTCAAAGGTACTAGCTTTCTCATAGAATAGTTCAGTTAATACTTCATTACATAAATCAAAATAAGTTTTACCAGCCATTTATAAACTCCAATTTGTTACGATAAGAGCTATAGGAGATTTAATTTCCCCTATAGCGAAATCATTAAGCTAAAGTAAAGTAAGTAATTACAGCGCATTCTGGGTGAATTACTGCAAAACCATATAACTCTAGACCTCTTACAATATCAGCGAAGCAATCAGGGTCACGAAGTTTTTCTACTTTAGTATATTGGTTAGCATAAGTAACAGCCATCTTAGTAGCTGCAATACCAATTTGAGCACCTTCTGCAAGACCCTTAACCTCAGTATCTGTAATTGTAGTCAATACTGTATCTTGGTCGATTTCAAAACCAGCCATCATAGATTTTTGACCACGTTCGATTACTTGGTCTGCGTTAGCTGTTGGGTGAGTTAATTGAGTTGACTTCAACATCAAACCAAAGATTTTAGGAGTACAAGTATAAACAGGAGCTAAGAACTCCATTTCTTCTTGGTTACCTTTGAATGAATAGAAACCATTTCCATTTAATGCACCAGCATTTGTTAATGCAACTCTAGCATCTACTAAGTAATCATAGATATCATCTTTAGTTACAGCTTGTGGAGCTGCTGCTGTACCAATCATATTATTTGCATTAGTTACTGCTTTGATTAAAGCTACCATAACTTGTTTGTCTTTTAAGTCACCAAGTTTTTGCATAGCAATTGCAGAGTAACCATCTAATAGATTGTATTGAGATTGTACTTGGTCTACATCAGAGAACTTCAAAGAGAATGTAGCAATATTGTTAATCTCTAAAGTTTTTTGTGTAGGGCTTACTTTACCAGGTACAGGGCATACTTCAGTTGTACCTGCTGTAATAGCTACAGTTACATTATCTGCATTAGGTAGAGAAATTCTAACTTTATCGCCAAATGCTTTAATTTCCATTATGTTATCGTATAGGCTCTTTATCCTATACATCTAACAGTTTATCATCCTGTTAGTTCAGACTATATCTTGACTGGATTAATTGCCATCCAATCCCCCGTATTCGTGGAGTAATTATTAACTCAGTGAGTTTCAACTCTAGTCGTTAGACCGTATTATATAGTCGCCTATATAACTTGGTACGGGATTACCCAATAACTCGAAGGGCTTCCCCGTTTAGCGGAGTTTTTTAGTCGGAAGGCAAAATTATAGGTTACCTTCCCATTCTCTGTTACAGTTTCTTTCAATGAACTGTGTATATTTTTTTACTTCTCTTGCTAACTTCTTAGCATAAATTTCTGGGATAAATCCTGAATTAGAAAAATCATTTACTGGATTAATTGCTGTCATAATGTTTCACTCCTATCTTATTCGACCTTCTCTTACTGCTTGGTCAATTTCTTTTTCGTACTTCTCAAATTCAGATTGTGACATATTAGCAATTTCAGCTCTAGTAAATATCTTAGGAGCTTGTCCTGAATAACTTTGGTTAGTTGCCATTACTGTATTGTTTAATACATTGTTAGGATTTTGTTGTTGTTTTAAACTTTCCTGTTGAGCAAATATCTTACCATATTCAAATGCTTCACGCTGTATAGATTGTGCCATATCAACAAACATATCTATCTGTTGCGTTGGATTATCTATATTAGCATTACGCAAATAAGAATTTAGTTGTTGTTGTAACATTGGACTAGCATTTAATATCTGTTGATGTTTAGCTAATGCCAAGTTCAACTCTCTTTGTCTAATGAATTGATTTGCTTCATTACGCTTTTGAGTTACTAGATTATCAAGCTTCTCAATTCTATTTTGTAATTCATAGAACTTCTGTGGGTCTTTAGCCTTTAGTTCATTAGCAGATGCTTCAATCTTATCAGGTCTATAATCTACTCCGAACTGATTACATAAAGTAATATAAGCTTGTTGAGCTTGATTGTCTAGGATATCTAAATTCCTTTGAGCTTCAAAAATTTGAACATCAGGTACTTTATTAGTTCCTAATCTTTCACTAAGTTGTCTTACTTCTTCATCTCGCAATCTGTATTCTTCCAATTGCTTTTTAAGAGCATTAACATCTTCTTCTACATTTGGAAGATTAGTAGCATCCGTAGATTGTTGTTCAACGTCTGGATTATCTACTAGGTTATCCACCATCCCATTCTCGGTAGTATTTTGAGTAGCACTTACAGGGTTAGTATTTTCTTCAACTTGCACTGCTGCTGGTTGAGGGTCTACATTAACATTGTTGTCTACAGGATTTGTATTAACTGGTTGTGTGTTTGTAATTTCTTCTGACATTATTTAAGTTCTCCTTTAAGTTCTGTAATTCTTTTCATACGATTATCATAAGCACTAGCTACTGCTAAAAACATTTCCATACCATCTCTCATACCAGAAATGTAATCTGCATTACACATAGCGTTTCTATTGATTGCTGGTACTAGTTGTGTTAGGAAATAATAATCAATACACTTTCTAAATTTTTCTTCGTTACCACTTACTAAGTCCTTAAATATCTGTCTGGTCTTAATAAATTCTTTGCATTCGTTTAATTCTTTTTCGACTGCTTCTCGCTTCAAACTTTCTTGTTGCTTTTTAGATGTACGTTTCTTTTCTGCAACTCTTTGAGCTTCTTCAAAATTCATTAAATAAATCCTCCTTCTATTGTTGTTCTAAATTAGGTCTAGCCTCATTATACATCTCCATAGCCATTGATGGAGATTGTTGTACAAATCTTTGCATCATATCTTGTCTAAATCCTTCAAAGTTTTGTTCTTGAATACCAAGCTGTTGAGCTAATCGTCTTAATTGTCCATTCATATCTAACATTTCCATAATCTGATTAGTATCTTGGAAATTCATTCTATTTAATATCCATTTAAAGAATGTAGCAGATGTTACTGGGTCAAGCACAGAAGCTAAAGACTGAAATACTGGCTGTCCTAATACTGTAAATAATTTTTGTGTTTCTGCTTCTCTTTCTACTGTTGACTGACTTCCTCCTATTATGAAATAATAATTTCCATTTCTAACTTCTTCTGTTACTTCTGCATATTGGTTAGGTCCTGTTGGTACTTCAATTGTTTGAGTATCAAATACCTTTTTGAATATTGCATAAGTTTTAACTAGAGGTTCTATAAAGTTATGACTAAACAAATGAGCTTCTCTAGACATTCTCATTGTAGCACCAGAGTGTATATAAGATGCTTCACTTGCTGTTCTTACTGAACCATCCATTGCACCTTGCATATATTGGTTAATACCAGTTGCATTCTCCATTCTACGTTGGAAGAAATCAGAGAAATCAAATCCTCTTAATCCACTAGAGAAATCCATCTTTTGAGGTACTGCTTGTGTTGATAAATCACTTGCATCATACTCAACTACTTGACCTGGTTGTAAATCAATATAGCTTGGTAACATACCTTTAGGAGCCATATATGTTGGATATGTATTCAACTTCCAAGATGCCATTGTTAAATCAGCACACATATTCTGTACTGTATTTAATATCTCTGGTATTCTTAATGGAGATTGACCACGACCTGTATCTGGACGTTTCATATATGCTGCCCATACTATAGAGCTTAAAGGTTTCTTAGATTTTTCAAACTTAGCTAGATACTTACCAGCTACTACAGTTGCTTCAACGTTTGGAATTATCTCATAGGTAACTGGGTCTATAAAGTCACCTTCAAATTCCAATACTTCAACTGTACTACCGTATACTTTAGTATCTTCACTTATCTTACTTTCATATCCATTATTTAATGTTCTATTATTCCTTGGATTATAAACTAATTCTTTTAGTTCATTCTTTTCAGATGAAGTAAGATTGTAAGATGTATTAGCAAATATATTTTCTACAGAAATAAAATCTCTATATATCTTTCTACAGTGTTGCCAATTATCTACTTGTGATTTATCAAAGTATAAGTTATGTGGGTCTATTCTTTTAGCATCTACTGCTCTGAAAGTTAATATATCTCTTTTCTGTTTTACTATATCTAACTTAGGTAATCCAGTTTCTAAGTCTATTGTTTGTACTGGTATCTCATCTTCTACTTGTACTATATCTTCTTTCCAACAAATATAAGTAGCAGCTTCACCTTTAACTGCCCAATCATCTTGGCATTTATCTAATGTAGTTAATAGATTTATATTATACCAGTCATATACTAAACTAGCTTTATAAGTAGCAGCTAAGCTATTACTCTTTAAATCTAAACCTTTAATATCTAGAATAGCTTCTAAGCTAGGATAACAAGCTCTCTGTATAGCACTTGTATATGTTTTATATTGTTCATATAAACTAGGTATCTTATTTATCTTTTCTTGGTCATTACTATAACCGGGAAATAATTCAGATAATATAGAAGTAGCTTCTTCTTTAGGTTCTGATAAATCTTTATAGAATTGCTTAAACTCGTTATTTATCTCTGTACATATTCTTTGTCTTTTCTCTGGATTAAGTGATACTTTCTTATCATTTTTATAGTAAAATGTAGTCAAGGTTATCTCCTTATGTTAATCGTTTATCATATTTACCACCAAAGATATCAGTCTTTTGATTTGCAACTTGTTTATTGAAATCACTAAGATGAATTGCTTTAACTGGAAAATATAAACAAACTAAATAACTTACTGCATCTATTGGGTGACCTAAGTATTTAGCTTTAGGGTCTGATTTAATTTTACTTGCTGTTATCTTTTTAGGTTTACTTGTACCAGGCTCAACCTCTAAGTTTTCTATATTATAAATTAGATATTGACATTGAGGATGAATAAATATATGGTGTTCATTATCTGGACCTTTGATAAGATTATTCCAGCAAGATATTCTATATTCAATACCAGGGTTTTTAGCCATTACTTTTAACTTAACATTTTCAAATTTATTTCTTGTTAAGTTGTTTCGTAGATAAACATAATCTACTCCTTTAGTAGTTTTATAATCTCCAGAAGCATCTCCATTAATTATAATCTCTCTACCTTTTTCTCCAGCTAAGAGTTCTGATACTGATTGTGCTGCATTCTCTGTTGTTGTATTCTCTTTAACTAGTTCGTGAAGTATATATACATTACCATCATATACTTGACATATATACCAACACATAGGGTCTACGTTAAAGTCACAGGTTAAATGGATTGGATAGTTTGGATTTAAAGTTATTGTATCTGTTACTTGTGTAGCTTTATCAAATCCTTTAGTAACTAATCCACTTGTGTCATCGCAATCTAATCCTTCTACGTTTATCTTAAAGTAATCTTCGTTATATGAGTTTCTTAATAACTCTATATAACCTTCTGGTAAATATTTGTTTTGAGTAGTAGGTGCTAAGATACGTCTATATCCAGGTTGAGGATTTACTTTAAACTTCTCATATATCCATCCTCTTGATTGTTGAGGGTTTGTATGACCGAATAGTCTATGACGAAATCCTTTCCATCCTGGTTTAGCTTTTTGTCTTAAACGGCTAAGAAGCATCTCAAATGTACTTAGTGGTACATCAGACATTTCCTCTATCTCTACAAAACCTAGGTTTAAAGATTTAAGTTTGTTTGGTTCTTGAAGATGACGAAAAAGAATTTCGCTTTTATTTTGAAGCACTATCTTATCTTCATTCTTTAAGTATTTGTATTTAACTCCTAGGTTATCTAAATGTTCTAAGTATGTTGCTAATGTTGTATCTCTTAGAACTGTATATGTAATTGCTCCAACTAATCCAGTTATTCCTGGATATCTTAAACAAAGTAGAACACCTAATAAACTACCAGAGAATGTCTTACCAGACCGTCAAGAGCCATAACCTCCCTGGAATACAGCTATATCTATTGGATTACTATGATTAATTTCAAAAAATTCTCGTTGAGCAGGCAACAGGCTTACGGTATATGACACTTGACATCACCACCTTTAAATTAGGAAAGTATTTTTTCCTTTACTTCTAATCTACTATTATTCAAAACTACCTACTTGATTAAAATATCTTTCGGTAGTATAGCGCACTAAGTGCGCCCAAATCGTTTCTAACGATTTTAAATCTTTGTTTCATCTAAGTTATTGATAATTAATTGTACTGGGTCAAGTTGTACTTCATCTGGGTTAACACCCGACCAAGTAGCAATCTTTTCCAGTATATTAACTGCTTGGGTTATTTGTCTATCCTTAACGCTTTGAGAATATAGAAAGTACATTGTTCTTAGTAGCTTTTCTTTATTCATCTTTAAGCATTGAGCGTTCTGGTTTAAGTTCTTTTCTCTTTCTTCTATAGCTTCTTTGATTGTTGAGTTAGATAATAAATCTAATCCAATCTTTAAAGCATCATCTTTAGGATAACCAGCTTTGATAGCACTCATTTCTACAGCATAGCTTTGTATATAATTGTCTATAAATTTTATTTGTTTATCATCTAACATATTGTATTTCCAAAAAGAAAAAAGTCTAAGGATTACCTACAACCTTAGTTAGCTTAGAAGGATATATAAAAATATTGTTAGGTTTTTCTTATTAATTCTAAATTATTTCTTTTTAAATTTGTATTATCACCATCTCTATATCTACAAATTAAATCTTTGTTAAAGCATTTTCTAACTATTCTCCAAATTGGTACTCTTATTCCTTTTCTATTTATAATACAGATATTATTATTAACATCAACCTTAAATCTATTGTATCTATCTGTTATCATAAAATAAATATCATCATCTAAATCAATATTACAAACAAATGAATTAAATATTTCTAATCTCTTCTTCATATATCCTCCTATTATTATTATTACATATTTTGTTTATTTTATTATGTTATTGGTTAGTTAATCTATTTCAAATTCAATATAGATAATAGCTTTGAGTATATCTTACATATTTTGGTATATATATGTTTTAGGTTACCACCTCTTACACTTCCTTCATAACCACTACGACTATATATATCCATTTGTAACCATCTATCTTCTTTATATAGATAGAAGTTTAAACTCTCATCTATTTCTTCTTGTAGCTTAGAACAAGTATTTTTTATCTTTTCTATATCATCTCTATTCTTTCCTGTTCGTTTAAGTTGGTTATAGAAATCTCGGTCTGTAAATTTATTTATTCTTTTTATTAGCTGACAATATCCACGAGTTATTTTATCCATAAGCTTAAGCTCCTTATATTTATATTATGTAACATTTCTTAATAAATTACATCATATATAAGTATGATATTGGGAATATCCTTTCTTTATTAAACCATTAAGAAGTTTTTTCTTTATATAAGAAAGACTTTGTATATACGAAGTATATATTAGTATAATATAATTTCTTTAACAAGTTAAAGGATTAATTTCTTTTTTTATTTTGGACCTCATATATTGATAGCTTAATTAGCTATCTTTCAATAGGGGGTGGTATCTCTTGTCCCACATACTAGGTTATTAGTAACGTATCCAAAAAGGTCGGGCTTGTATCTAATCGACGGGGGAAAGGGTACCCCTTGTAGCAATGAGGATGGTTCTAATAAATCAATGGTTCTAATAAATCAATCCTTCTAATAAATCAATCCTTCCTCAAGAGGTATAAAATTGTATAACTATATAAAGGAGGTTTGTTAAAACCTTATAAGAAAAAAGTAACATAAAAAAGAATTATTCCATATATTATATAACTCCTACTATAAGAGTTATTAATTCCTTAATACTACTTTCTCATAGCTAACAAAAATTAATTTCTTCCCCTTCCTTCTACTTAAGAAAGAAAATATATAAAAGAAAGAAAAACTCCTTCCTTCTCCTGTCTCTTATACACATCTGACGCTGCCGACGATCTTACGCGTGTA